TATATCTATTGTTCCATATATAGTTGCCTTGGTTTTGCCAGGAACAAATACCCACAGAACCTTTTACGCAAGTTTCGTTACAAAGAATATATGAGTCTAGGGTTAAGCTCCACGAAGTGTTGCTTGAGAAGTAGTTGTTAAATGCTACGCCTTGCCCACCCCTTAAATGTACCTGCCTTGAATTAGAGCCAGAAGTAAAAAGGTTGTTGTAAATTTCCCATGTAGCACTACCCGATTCACTCGTGCCCTCATAATTGTCATGGGCGTCAATTGAATCCCATTGTGGGCAAGCTATACGATTATATCTTATAACAACTCTTGAACCACCACGACTTTGAACAATCCAATGCGCCATTGAACTTGCATTTATTACGGTATTATCTTCAAAATAAACCCCTGCCCCACCGGAAGCTGCGCCTAAGGCATATGGGAACCCCGGAGAACTTCTTGGTACTTCGCCCCAGACGTAGTTGCCTTCCCCGGTAACTGTGTCATAAGTACAGTGATCTACAACACTATTGGTTACATTCGGATAAAAATTAAAAAAGTAGTTTCCATTATAAAAGTAGCAATGATCGTATCTTAAACCAGATAAGCCAGAACCACTGGCATTCATTGCTGGCCCGCCCACAAACCTTATTGCCGTAACTCTTAGTCCGTTCGCCGCAGGGGCAGTTACATTAAATCCACCTGTTATTTGCGTATTGCTTACTCCATTACCAAGGATGACAAGATTTGCCTTCGCAATAGTTTTTGTCATTGTGAGATTACAAGTGCCCGCCGGAAACGCAATAGTATCGCCTGCCGAGGCTGCTGAATAAGCTGTGTCCCATGCAGCAGAGGAACAGGTAGACATCGTTTGGGTTGCGCCAAAAGCAACTATGTTTATCGGTATTATCAGATAAGTAATGAGATATATTATTATAAGTCTTGTAAAATTAATCAAGGCATCTCCTATTCACATACTGTCCCTATGTCTGATGTTTTTATTAATACCTGATCTGCAATAATCCTACTGTCAGAATCATCAGCGCCTACCAATGGGGTTATGACAAGTTCTGCGTCCGTGGTAGCATTCCCATTTGCAACCGTTACGGTAGCTGCTGGCTTTGTTCTCGTTGTGCTAACATAAGCGACGCAAACTGCGTTTGCTCCTGTGCCTTTCGTATAGTCTAACCAAACGTAATATGTCACATCATTCGTAAACGTAAATGAGGTACTTTGGACAGTTCCGCAATATAAGTAGCCAGAAACACCGTTCGACTTAATAGACACTAAATCATTTACCCATCCGCTATCTCCAATGGTAAAAACAGCTCCTATAGCACCAACTCCTGCCGTTCTAACCCTGGCAAACGCATATACAGTGGTTTGTGGCGTAAACCCTGTTAGAATGCCTCCCCATCCACCAAAGGCTGTTTGAACCACTGATGCTGACTGTGAACCTCTAAGTACCGTCCCCGTATAATCAGCGTCCCGCGTGGTATTTTCGCCAGCATCAGACCAGCCTGCCTCTGAGTTATCATAGCCAGTACCTTCAAAATTCTGGCAAATTAAAAAGCCTGTACAGGTTTCATCGGCACATGCAGTATCAGCAACGGGAAAGAATGTTACCACGTTTCCGGCATTCGAGCTAAAAGCCAATAAGCATAACAAACATATTAATAAAAGGATTTTCTTCATGGTTCACCTATCAGTCGTATGTTCCAGTTAAAGCTATCTCAAAACCAGTTGTCGTGGCATCAGGATTATCCCCTATAACCAGCCAAATCTTGCTTGCTGCCGGAATTGTAGCATCATCAAATGAAGAGGTAGCCACAAAAGTTCCAGCCACCGTGTCGTTTGCATCAATCTGTGTCCCGCCAGTATATCCTATCGCAACCGCTTTCCAGTAAAGGGTAACCGTCAATTCTGTTGTTGGATTTTCGTTAAGATAAACTGCGATTTCAGTAATGGTAATTGCTGCTGTTGTTTTAGGATCAAGTACAAGAATGCCTGTGTTAAGAGCATAAAGAGCATCTGGATTAAAATGGGCTGTCTGATGATAACGATTTACCTTAGTTGATGTAGCCGTGGCCATGTCAGAAGTGGTTATTTCACCATCTTTAATATCTGCGCTTACAATCACTGAATCAGCAAGGCTGCCCTCTGTCACTGTTGCTTGGTAGCCATCAAGATCAATCCACGAGGTGGCTTGAACGTAAGGGGTTGCTGCTGTGCCATTCCCTGATTCTCCGGCATTTGTCCAAGCCATAACCATGTTTGCTGAACTCGGCCTTGCGTTCGGGAGCTGTCCTTCATAAGCTCCATCCCCTGTTATTGAAGCAGGGCCCCGGAAACCAGCCGTATGCACATCTGTTGAATTGGCTTCATAGAGAACCGATCTACCAGCCACACCGCTCTGCTTACTTACTGTAACGCCTAAAGCTCCAACGGTTATTCCAGGCAAGCCCCACATTCCGGTATTTGAATTAATGGTAAAACCAGCATTTGTCTTTGGCCCAAGATCACCTGTTAGCGCTGTTGCGAATAAAGGATGACAAGTTTGGTCTGTAGCCTCATTTGCAACTGTGATTTCTGTTGGCGTTCCGGTTCCTTCGGGAACAGCCCATTTCCCAAGTCCATTCAGAAACGTAGTGGCGTCCGGCGTCCCAGGATCAGCGGCAATCTGAATATAGTTATTAGCACCAAAACCGAGGTTGTTTTCCTGCATATATATTGGAAAAGGGTCAACGCCATTTACAAGGTCATAAATATAGTTTGAACTTATCGGAGCAGTCGTTACCCCGTTAACAGGCTCATCATCTATGTCGGCAATTGCGAGATAGTCTGCTGCCGTTACATAGGCTGCACTGCCAAGAGCAGTTGAACCAATCAAATTCGTTCCATCACTTATTAAAACTTTTCCAACGGTAGGGACTGTTGCCGGTAAGGTATAGGGAGTCCATTCAGGAGCAGCAGCCCCTTTGCCTATCAGAATCTTCCCTGAAGCGCCGGCAGCTAACCAAGCATACGCATTGTCCGCTGTGCCATAAGGAATCCCACCGAAAGTTTCTGTTAATCCTGCCAGGGATAAAAGGGTAGCGGAATATGCTTGAACATTCGTTCCGGGAACAAGACTTAAATTTGTTCTCGCTGTGGCATAATCAGCACTTCCTAAAAGGGAAATCATGTTTGCGCTTGAAGCTAACCAAGCAGACGTATCCGCCGCATTAGTATAAAGTATATAGTTTGCAGTACCTGGATGAGCAAGACTTGCAACGGTATTTGCAGACGCATTATAAAGGAAGGTTCCTTTAGCATAAGTGTCTGCAAAGGTGCTTGTTGTATAAGCGTTAGAAGTTGCCCCTGCTCTTAAGAGTGTACCCTCGGCTCCCTTGGTGAGTTTAGCTGCTGTGTTGGCTCCTGTACCTTGTACAAGATCACCGGCAGCATCCCATATTGTATCGGAAGCTACATCACCAGATCCTCCGGCTGCATAAGAGAAGTTACCAGAGCCATCGTTTGTAAGTTGCCCAGCTCCATTTGCTAAAGCAGCTATGGCGGCCAACTTAGCATCATAAGCCTGAACGTTTGTGCTAATTACAAGACCAAGTGCAGTTCTAGCATCGGCAGGAGAAGCAAATATAACCGAAGAATTATCGGTAGCCGATTTTAAAAAGTAATCATTCCCACCACTTGTTAAAACCGCAGCGGAAGTGGCTCCTGTTAACTGTATGATACTGGCATCCGCAAAGGTGAGGCCTGCAAGATAACCGAGTTCTGCGTCAGCTACAGCGGCCCCACCAAAAGATATTGGCCCACCAGCAAAAGAACTAACAGGAAAAAACAACAACACAAAAAGAATAAAGATTCGTTTCGTAGCGCCCCCTTATCGGTACAACGTAAAGACTATAGTGCAGGTTGCGCTGGCTACCGAGTTGTTAGATATGCTTAAAAGCTCTGTTCCTAACAATGGCCTTGATGTAGTGGCAGGATTGAACGTATTATCAGTTGCGTTATCGATTTTATCTGCACCGCTTGCCCCAAATACATCTATACGATTTGTTCCTATATAACGGTATAGGTACAGATCCGTATCGACCGTTGGGGCTGTAGCTCCATATAGAGTGTTTATTTCAAGTATCCACCATCCTTTTAAGCTTGGAACAAGCCCACCGCCTGATTTTACAATACTATCTAATGCTACCGCATCTGGTGATCCCCCGGAAGCATCGAAAGTAACCGTATAAGATATAATTCTTACATTGTTGCTTGTGCCAGATGTGTCGCTATCGCTTGCTACGATGATTGTTCCTGCTGCCCATGCCCCGGAAGCCATCAGCAGCATTAGAAAACCCATTAAAAAGCTACGAATCCATTTCATTTTTATTCTCCTTATATTATCGTTTCCAAATCCTTACATATACAGTTGCTGAAGCTAAGTCAATTGCTCCACCTGTATTATTTAATAGCACACAAGTAACCGTATTTGCCGCTGTAACCTGTGCATCAAGCACAAGATCAGAAACGTCAAGACTGAAACTTGCCATTGCAAAATCGCCTAAAGCCGCGCCATATATTGTTATGTCCTTGGCTTCTTTTGCCCCATTTGCTATTGATCCGGCATCCCAGGTTGCCGAAATATCAAGAATCCCCATCACGTCTTTTGGATTAGGAGTAAAATTAATATCAAAATTGCCCTCTCTTAAAGTAGCGCAAGACACATATAAAACATCAGTTGTATCTGCAACCGCTGAATAATTAACATAAGCACGGGCGTATAAGGCTGTTATAGCCGGGTTCGTTTGAAAACCTACTGACATGTAATGCCACGCGCTGTCTTTCGGGATGACCCTACTGACATATATTGTGCCAAGGTTGTCCGTAACTACAAGCCGTTGTTCCTTATCGTTTACGTCAGAGGCCTTTACCCAAGCGCCGAAAGTACAATATTTTCCTGCCAGCGTTAAAACATCATCAGAGGAAAAAGTTTGCTGTAAATATGCCCAAGTTCCCTGTGAGAGTAAAGCCGAATAAGATGTTGATTCTTTTGGCGCAACAGTTCCAATATAAGCGTAAGCGTTTGAAAGCGCCCAGTTGTCGGGAGCAACTTCAGATATACCGCTGCTCCAAGCATAGAAAGAACCATTTTTTATCCAATTATATGAATTATGATTTACTCCCAAACCAAAAGCATAAGGTTCATAATATTCATATGGAATATAAGTTGTGTTTCCATCGGCTCCCGTTATGTTATTATTCCCTATTTCTGGAGAATTTTGAATATTAAAGACATAATATGAAATAGAAGTATATTCTGTGCTGCCTGTTATGTTAACATTATCAGTAAATTTACCACCTCTGACCGGTGTAGCACCCCCAATTCTAACATCATAATTCCTATTTGTTTCAAAGTGATTGCCCGTGACAGTTGGCATTGTTGTTACTTCGGAAATATGTTGTCCGATCCATAATCCTATATCCGAATTATTATTAATTTGGTTGCCGGATATAGTTATTGCATGTCCACCTGATATTTGTATTCCTATCCCATTCCAAGCATACAAACCATCTTTTATGGCAAACGCTTGTAAGCCATGATTTACTCCATTGTTAAGATTATTCGCATCAACGCCTATCGTACAAAAATAAGCCTCACATCCAATTAAGCCCTCAGCTACGTCCCAACCTTCAATTTTAAATCCAGTGGCAAACCCGAAAACATGGACATTTTGAAGCTTTCCTCTTTGACGACCTGTGATATAAATTCCTATAGAATTGCTTGACCCATCAGCCCTCAAGTCAAGTCCTGTATCAAGCCATAAGTCTTGTATGTCGGGAGGATAACCAATAAGCGTAGTAGTTCCCCATCTGATAACTCCATCTGTAAGCGCAGCAGCGCATGTAAAGATAGAGTTGTTACCTCTTATTATATATTTATTTGATTGTGTTCCTGCTGTATCGGCTACACCAATTACAGCAGAAATATAATAATTATCTATCGGAGCGTCTATCACGCCTCCGATCGTGATTGCATCAACTGCCTGATTCCATGCTGACGTCATATCCGTTGTGCCAGGTACTGTGTTTGTTCCAAACCATAAAGGCGAGACTGTACCATATGTAGCAAAAGCAAGCGTTCCAGCGCCTGTTTTTATTTGTTGCCTATCGCTTGCTATAATGTTTTCAGGAGAGGGGATGGTAACTGTTTTGGTAGTTGCAGGAGCTAATCTCGCGCCATTTTCAAACACAAAATTTATATTCGTATTTGCAGTATAATCATCAGAAGTTAAGAATATATAATCCGTAAACTCGTTACCTGAATTATGGCGAAGAAAAATCGTTGCCTTATTGGTGGCTCCGATTGTATCTACATAATACTTTACGGTATTTGAATCACCAGTTGCTCCCTGATCTGCTGCTGCATAATCAGGATAATAGAAATCCATAAACGCTGCTGCTGCTCCCTCTATATTATCAACAGGCCAGCCAGGAACCTGTCCACCGGAACTTGTTTTTAAATTAAACTTATAGGTTCCAAGAAGATAAACTAATGCCTCGCCATTGGAATCAAGCACAACAGGATTAGTATTAGCAGCACTACATTCTTTGTCTGAATAAGTATCTTTTGCTGTGGAAGTACCTTCAATATATGAATAAAGAAGCCCGCCACGAATCGGATTGCCATTACCGTCAATAGCTTTAAATCTTGGATAAACAAAGTTATTCCCGGCGTATCCTGAAGCTGTAAATAATATTATAAATAAAGTTAATATTATTATATTTAATCGTTTAAATCTTGGATATTCAAACATTATTTTCTCCTTTATTCTGATAATTCTTTAGTGCTTAAAGCTACCATTCTGGTCATAAGATTGTCAAATCTACCGATAACTTTTGGCACATCTGCCTTGCTAGCATTAGCCCTTGCTAACCCCATCAGGTTCGTAGCATAATCAGGATCAAAAGTGGCTCTTAATAAATATCTATTGACAGCATTATTAGAATATTTTGTAATCGCCTTTTTAATTCCTATTATAAGATAATATCTTCCAGCCCTTGCGCCCGTAGATGCTGCCAATATATTTGAAATGTTTTCTGCTGTATCAGATCCACCACCTATCGGAGATGCCGTGTTCCTGTTTAAAATTGTGTATGCTCTATTAACATCTCTAATAGCAGTTAGTTTTGCTTTGTCATTTTTATAAAGAACCTTTAGTGCCGGTCGAAATTTTTTATATGTTTGCGATAGTTTTGATGCGCTTACTTTAAAATCGGTAAAAAATCCTTCAGCAGTAACTTTGCTTGAATCAATAATATGATCTGCAACAGCTTTCCTTATTCCTTCTTCTGCTGCTTTATTTCCCTTCATTGTGCTTAAGAGCTGATTAGCAGTATAAGCATAATTCTTGCTACCTCTAAATATTTCCGTAACCACAGTATCGGTATCAGCATTTAAAATCCTGCTTGACATAGATTTATTAAATAAATCAAGTTCTTTTTGAGCTATGTTAACGCTACGCCCTGTTTTTGCTATATCTAAAAACTCTTGTTTAATACCAAGCTTATCTAAAACCTTATTGTTTTTTTGTATCCATCCAAAAGCTTTTGTTGGGTTAATAGTATTTTTTCCAGCGTCATAGGTTTTGTTAAACATATCATAACGCGCATAATCTTTCATTGAATTTCTTGCAAGCTTATCGTTTCCTACTGCTCTTGCAAAATCATCAAAACCGTCTTTTGTAAAAAATTTGCTTGCCACATTTGACATAGCTATTTTTGTTTCTTCTCCACGAACCCCTTTCTGCAAAACATCTGCTACCGTCCCTTGTTTAAATGCTTTTGAGTATTGCGAATAATAGGCACTTGCTTCCCTATAAAGCTTACCTGCACTTCCGGTATCTCCTTGCATTTGTGTGTCTATAGCGTCCTCTATAACATCCTGAATCTGCCCAAGCCTTCTGTTGAGTTGAGGATTCGGGCTTGCCCCACCACTTGCCATTCTTCTTTCGGCAAGTATTGTACTTCTTAATTTTCGTAAATCCTGGAAACCTATATTAGTAGTTCCGTCTTCTGTCTTTTTCAATATTCCATTTACAATTCTATTGGGGAAGTTTTTTGGATTTTCAATAAGTGGATCAAAGTCTTTTTTTATTTCAGATACTCTTTTGCCTATAGTTTTTGTTCCAACTTCAACATTAGGAATTTTATCATATAAAATAGTAGCTTTCTTTTTCGCTGCTTCTTTTACCGGATTAAGAGATTTCCCTATTATGTTCTTTCCTATTTCCTGCTCATCGATAACACTGCTTAGTTTCTGTACTTCAGCGTTAACTTTTCCTTCTGCTGTTTTAATAGATGATTCCAATGTGGCTTTTTGCTTTCCGATAACATCTAAAACATCGCTTAGTTTCCCAGTAGTAGCTGTTTGTTTGGCATAATATTCTTGCAATGCTCTTTCTCCAAAAGCCTTTTGCTCTTGACTTAAATCAGCGCCAGACACAACAAACTTTCCTTTTTCTATTCTTGTTCCGCTTCTAATCAATGCTCTTTCAAGCGATATAGCCTGTGCATCGTTGGTGACTTGTCCTCTTGTGAATTTTAACTCAGGAATTTTAGCTTCAATATTTTTAGCTATTTCAATATTTTTAGCAATTTGAGGATCAAGTGCTTCACTACCCTGCGACAGCAGTTCTTCTCCTGCTTTTCTTTTTATAGCCGATTCCCTAAGTGGTGCTTTTTTGAGAAGTTTGCTAATGCCCTTTCCGGCGAAACCAGCTGTTTTGCTAATTACTACGCCTGCTGATCTTCCGGTAATTTCAAGTATAGCACCCTCAGCCACATCTTTGCCAGACTGCAATAATTCTTTAGGTAATGACTCCTGGTCTTTAATGCCAAACCGTTGATCTAACAAGTCTATGCTTTCTTTTCCAGCCGCATATCCCAAAGCTCCACCAGCTACCCCAGTGAAAAGACTTACGACACCAACGCCAGCGGCAGCTCCAAGAGCGCCCCCCCCCGCCATGCCACCGGATTCTGCTGCTGTTTTAAGGTATGGCCGGGCCTTAAGATATATTTTTTGCCAGTTTGTTTGTGATTCTGTATCCTCCGCAAGTCTATCTGGTGAAATTTCAATAACATTATCATTTTCTTTATCATTTATAGGGTCTAACCTATCCATAGATATTTCAGCCATAATATGTCCTTAAAAATCTGGGATAATTAATTTATCACCACTCTTGTAAACAGGAAGTCCGGTAATTCTATCAGTACCAGCTACAGTAGCCCCTTCCGGGATTCCAAAAACAGATTTTGTGCCAAGAGTTTTTGCTATATAGTCCCTAAAACCTAATTGATCCAAAACCCCATTATTATTGTCTTTGTATTCTTTTGCCACCTTAGCGCTTTCAATATTTCTTTTTGCTATAGCTTTTCTTACTTTTATAATTAGCTTATTACCACCTTTACTAATTAAAAGTTGAGGATTCATATCTCTAAGAAACTGCACATCCTTATCTGACATCTGCCCTGCCAACACCATGCCTTCACCCATGTTTCTTGATTGAAGTGCAAGTTGTTCTCCAAGAGCATTAAAAGCTTCTTTAGAACTAAGATTTGCAGTATCTATCGGAAGCCCAAAAGCATTTGCCCATTCTTGAATATTTTTTGTTACATTAGTAAGTTTACCAGATTGAAACCTATCAAGTAATTGATCCATCGTGCTAAGTGTTGTTATGTTTCCTTGAGCTTTTTGAGCATCCTTAACGATTTCGCTTGCATACTCAGCACCAGACTTCCCTTCTTCTTGCAAGAAACCTCTTTGCAATGGCCCCGCAGCTTGAAATCCAGCCCCTACAGCATCTGAAATTGCTCTTGGGTCTCTTACATTAACAGATTTTGTTTTACCTGATTTTGTATGTACATATGTTTGCATGTCTGGAGCGTACTCCCCCTTGCCGCTATTTTTACCATCACTTGCTTTTAATTTTTGAGAATATTCTGCTATTTCATCAATGGTCGCATTTGGATTTTTCTTTAAAAATGCTTCCATAGCTGTTTTTGGTGTGCTTTCTGTAGGATATTGGGCTTTAACTTCAGCAGCAGCCTCGGCCTCAGCCTTTTTTCTGGCTTTGACATCAGATATGGCGGGAGTAATAGTCTTTGCCTTGCTCCAGCCTTTCTTCTCATACTCTTCCCCGGTCTGCTGATTTACTTTTATTTCTTCTGTTTCGCCGGTTTCTTTATTTGTTTTATATAAGGTATACTCTTTGCCGTCTCGATAATCTCTATAGTTCTTGATGTTGCCGGAAACATAATCCTTAACTTTCATAAGCTCTTCTTCTGAACTCACATTAGGCAAATAATCAATACCATATGTTTTTTCAACATGCGCTTTCATAGTCTTATAGTCATCAACAGACGTTACGCCCTTAATATATCTATCGGCAAGATCCAAGACTTTTTTTTCTTCTTCAAGCTTTTTGCCTTTGTCTTCTTCCTCGCTTTTGTTTTTTAGTGCAGCCCGATTTAATATTTCTATCCTCCTGTTTTCAGTAGAAGTTGCTGCATCCTTAAGAATTTGCATGTTTTGTGATATGTCTAAAAAGTTTGCCATAAGACTAATCCTTAGTATTGAAGGTTTTGAAGATTACTGCTACCACCGGACAGATTGCCAGCGTATGATAACCCAGAGATCAACCCAGTCGCTGCACTGCCTACATTTTGTGCGGCTTGTCCCGAAATAGCGGCTTGATTAAGAGCATTCTGGGACTGTACCTGCCCAATATTAGTTTGCAATCCGGCAACAGCATTTCCAGTAGCTTGAGCCGTATTTGCAGAACCACCCGCAGCGATTTGTCCAGTACCAGCTAACTGAAGAAATGGATTAAGCTTTTTATAATATCTGTCCAGGAAATTATCGTAAGATGTGGTTGCATAGTCCTGAGCATATCCAATAAGCCCTTTCATGGTTTCGCCACTTAATCGTTTGCCCTTTGCACTCTGTCCAGACAGATATGGCTTTTCAACAAAGTTCTTATAGCCAAACTCATAGCCAGGTTGTTCTTTTGGTTTAAATTCCCCAGGCCCTTCGTTTATCATGCCTTCAGCAGTAGATAATGACCTTTCGCCAGCGTCACGCCATGGGGCAAAGTCTTCTCTTGCCTGCTGATACATTTCCCATTCGGTGTTCATGGCTGCATACGAGGAGGCTGTCATGGCCTTAGCTCCAGCGGCGGAAGCTTTCTTTGATGCGCTTGCAGAATAAACCGCTGTTCCAGCTCCAATAACAGCCGATGCTATTAATGCTGTTCCGACCCCCATTTTAAAGCTCCTTTGTAGCTCTCATTAAATATTCAGGTTCAGAAAACCCGAATATTTTTATAAATTTACCCCATCTTTTTTCAATTTTAGGATAAAAAGCTTCAACCTTTTTTATGCCTATAGTCTTCAAAAAGCCCGACACATACTCAAAATCTATCTTGGCTACCTTGGCTATTTTATGATTCCACTCAATAATTTCATTATGAATTATAGCGGAATCGTTTAATATTTGAAATGCTAAATACGCATATGGTCTATCTTTATATAAGACCTCAAAGTATAAACAATTATCCGACAAACCATTGAAGTATTCTTTTGGTTTTTCGTTTAGTTTATTCACCATATTATGCCATTTTCATAACCCGAATCATAGTTGCTGCTTTACAGGTTGTAACTGCTGTGGTTTCCGATCTAAAAAAAAAGGTGGCCGTTCCTGTGTTTGCCCCTGTGATTACCATCCCGCCACCATATACGAAGTTGCTTCCAGTACCAACCATACCAGAAGATACCCCTTGCGAAGTAGCCCCTAAATCACCTATGCTTGAACCGCCTGAAACAGTTCCTGTTGCGGCAAGCTGATGAGCCGTGAACGTTCCGACATATGTTACAGTAGAGGATACGTCTATTAGAAAACCGCACCCTGTTCCGGCTACTGCTGGGGCTACAATAGCATAAATATCAATCACATATTTACTGCCAGCCTCATAGTTAAACGAAAGCCCAAGTGTAACAGGAGTTGTGTTGGCTCCTGTCGGCTTATCTGAACCAAGTACCAGTTTGTTTGTAAATGGGTCTGCCCCACCAGAATGGCTGTGGCTTGAGATCTCCCCTGTGAGCTTCGCCTCAATCTCGGCCTTAGTAATATCAGCGTTTGCCTGTGCTCCGGATGGAGCGTGTGCTGCCTGACTGTGAGAGTAAGCCGTATTATAGTTTGTATGATTGTATGTGCCTTCATGCGAAGATACAGCCCCGAACGTTTCTTTTCCAGCCAAGGTAGTTGTAAGATCTGTAACATCACTTATAGCGTGACCATGCGTAGTTGGGGTTCTTGCATCCGAAAGCCTTGAATCATTGGTAAGAACATAACCAGACAAGTCCTGATTATCAGAGCCGTACGCATGTTTTTTTGATATAGCATCCGCTATATCTGTGTCGGCTTTCACTTGTTCAAGCGTAACCCCGCCCTGGCTCTTTGGAAGTTGAGCCGTTGGGACTTTTCCCGTTTCATCTAATGCAACGTGTATTGGCATTTAAGGTTTAATAACCCCCAGATCCGTTGTTGTTAAAACACCCAAAACACTCACCGTTATTCTCCAATAATGTGGAGGTGATTGACTATCTTTTAAAACTACGCCTTCTATTGATGAATCAATTACCACGTCACCACTTGAGTCAATCCCCGTAACAATTAAATCATCTAATGCAGCCTCATCAAGCAAATTCTCGGTTATGAAGGTTTCTGATACATAGTCCCTACTTACAAGAAGACCATCTAAATCATCCGCCAGTTGTTCCGCGGTTCTATATTTAAGGTTTCCGCTCGAATCAAACACTGCAAACCTGGTTGTTGAGGTGGCGTTCTCTGGAGTTATTATCTGTGTCCCGGAAGTACCATAAAATATCAGCTTGCCATTCTCATCAAAATAAGCATAATCATTCTCTGTTAATAAACCAATTCTGTAACTTCCGAATCTTGCGCCTTCTTCCGTTCCAGCTTCTGGCAACACGTTATCGATTATAAATCTTTCGCCTGTATATTCTCTTACATATTCTTCGTCTGCTATAGTACCGTCTGGCAAGGATGGAACGGAAACTCCTCCATCCTCAAGGTTTCCGGCGTTGTCTATTATGGTTATGTTGCCTGGTGTTGTGCTTCCAACTAATTCAGGGCGCTCGTTTATTCTTGGTTGCAAATCCCTTATAAATTCATGCCATGAATCCGACCAATCACCATTCTTAGAATTAGGCAATTCAATAAAAGGTGGTTGCTTAAGTTTTGGCATTCGCTGTGCCTCCAGCGGTTCCATCTACATATACGTTTGTAATGTTTCTCTTTACAGCATCGCTTATCGCAACTTCAAATATTCTGCCAAAGGAACTTCCAAGCCTTTTCCATCTTACTCTTGTTTTATATTCTCCTGTCTTTCCAAGAGACTTCCATTTTTCAGAAGACCAGGTTTTGCCGTTATCATCCGACCACCGAAGCATTATCTGTGGATCTGTTACGTCTGCATTGCCTATGCCGGTCTCCATGTCAAGCTCGAAAAGCCCAAAGAATATTCTTTGCTTCTTGTCGTTTATTGTCTGGCCTCGTCTTATGGCTACCTTAGGTTCTCCATCATCGTCGTATGCTTCAAGGCTATACTCATATATCTTACCATTCTCAAAATCACCGACCAAAACCTTACTATCAAACTCGATTGCACAATTAGCAATACTCCTTTTGTTCAATGCTCCACTTGCTCTTGTATGCCATATTCCGGTAGTAATATCATAACAGAAGGTCTTGCTATCGGTAGGGAATGTAATCTCGTAAAAATCATGGCCTTCCTGGGAATAAGTGAATCCTACCGAATTGTCTTTTCTTTTCATAAGACCAATTTGATAATCAATCTGATATGTTGAAACTGGCTGTATCGTAAGTCCCTTACCTATTACAACCCGATTTTGATTATCAAGCCAAAACAACATATCTTTAAAAAACGCAACGCTTCGTTTAGAACTACATCCATAAGGAAGTACGCCACCAGGGTTTCTGTTGAATGGAAAGGTTTCCCCAGAATTATACCAAACCTCTGTCGAAAACTTACCAAGAAGCCAAAGCTGATTCCTTACGGATTTAGCAGATACAAGGATATCTCCGCTTGATTCGGCGGTTGCATAATCTGTAGCGTCCCATGTAGAAAAGTCATCTTGAGCAGAAATAAAAAACTGGTCAGTTCCGGTAATTGTAGCTATGCAATATCCATCTTGGTACGTAAGGCTTGAAGGCGTTAATGTTGTGGGTGAAACATATGTTAATGTGCCTCCATCATAAACCCATCCACCAGCAGAATCTCCAATTACTAAATAGATTCCGTCCTCTTCCATATCTACCCAACCAGAAGAAGTCCCTATGGTTCCTATGGTTGTTTGTGTTTTTGCGGTGGATATTTTATACAAAGTATTTCCAACCACTACATACAAATTGTTCTGGTACACTTTAAAATTTCTTACCTCGGCATAATTACCAGTGTCTTTCCATTCTATGCATCCTGGGCAACCGATTAAAGCTACCCCGTTCTTCGCTCCGGTAGTATCTGTTTCAATATAGAAATTCTGGCAAAGCTGGGCATTGAGATTCTTACTCCTTGCTGTATATGCTCCATTGATAAAGTTTATTTCAATTTTTGCCATTATCTGGTTACCATATTAATAAATATAGATTGATATTCTCTATCAAATCCTTTAGCGGTTTCTTTCATATCAGCAGCCATTAAAGCTACCCCAGGAGCAATAGCCTTTTCATATTTAGGGAACATTCTTACTGCCAGGTTCCAAGCGATAGGCTCAAACCATTCAGCAGATATTTCAAAATCATTTGTTATTGCCTCAAGATTCTGGATAGGCAATCGGGCAGTAAACTTTATATAATCCTTTACGTTTGAGCATGCCGGCCATATGTTCATAATGCCTTCAATCGTTTGTGAGTCATAATATATCTGGTTGGCTTGCCCGGTAGTTGTTTTGTTTGCAAGATTCATATATTCATTTCTTGATATAAGCTTAAGCGGCCTTTCTCTGTCTGAGCTATCGTGCAGTCTGGTTTCTATTATTTCAAGTGGCCTTGGAACCTTTACAGTATAAGAATAAACATGATTATCTACAGCCACGGAATCTGTAAGCGTGGTTATTAATGTTGTAGTAGTGCTTAGGGCCGCTCCGATATTTGTCCATTGCAGCGTGCCGTCGTCAAGCTCTATGCCTATCGCATCCCCTACACATCCGACTTCTATATTGCCGGTTCCGGCTCCATCAATGGTTATGGCTGTTATGGTTTTGTATTCGTATGTGCTATAAACTGTCGTGGTATTCGGCCCTGTTATATTTTCTGTTACTGCAATTCCATCAGCATCTTGGCCTGTTATTCCAAAAACAACCCCTGATTCGTCTGCTACGGAATATATCAATATCTTTCTGTTTCCCGGCAAGGTAGCTATCCCGCTTGACACAAGAGCGCCTGTTAGAGTTATTGACCCTGCTCCCGTTGGGGTAGTTGCTGTGATAATGCCATTCCTGTCATATGTGTCGCTAAAATTTGTTACGGCATCAATAATAAGCGAACTTGCTCCACTGGCTGCGGCTGTTGCAACTTCCGTTTTAGCAAAAGCATTGGCACAATGATCTCCTGTGGGGCCGATATTATATTTGTATTCGCTTTTTTCTAAGAACAATACCAGCTCCTTATTGAGCCATAACCCTATATGCTCTGCCTGCCATGTCTTTAGCATCATGTTTAAGGTTCTTAGCGCATCAGTCACTTCCGAAGCATCCAAAGCTTCACCTGGAGCATATACGCCTATCAATCCGAACGTTTCTTCTAAAATATCATTTGCTGTTACATTATATCTATATACACCAGAAGTTGCCATTTTATAACCCCGTTGCAGTTAAGGTGGTTGCTGTTGTAAAGTCTTCGTTATTTATTGATGGTAGATAAACAGCATTTCCGGCAGTAGCTTTGCTTGGCAAATAAGAACCTAAGGTTACTGTGTTTCCGGAAGGCGTACCGTTACTATAAGTCCAGTGGCAAGCGCCATTATCAAGAACAATTCCAAGAGCATCTTTGTCAGCCAATCCGGTTATGGATGTTATGTCAATAGATGTAGCATTTATTAATGCTGTAGTAAGTACCGTGGTTTCTCCGAGATAAAATTGGACGCCGGGTCTTGCGATAGAAACCGATTGATCGTCAAGTACGGCCTCTACGAAATCTTGCGGATGTCTCGGCATCCAGCATCTATCAGCACAAACGAAAAGGCTATCCCATGTCATTCGGCACTGGCTGGCCTTGCGCTTCATGCCACATCTATCACAAATCACATTGTAATCACCGGGCTTATAATAATTGGTCATTAATCTTTAAGCCTTAAGCAAATATTTATTTCGTAAGAATCTCCATTGGTTACGTTTGTCGTAGTCATTAGGATATCGCCAGTTCTATCGTCACCGCCAGGATCTATTCTCCCGCCATAACTTTGATAATCTGTCCTTCCGCTTGATTCTTGTCCGGTAGCATTTATGCGTAGAATCTCAGCATGTGGCGCCCTATCCCATTCAAGAAGACAGGCCATGCCCAATATCTGATATTCAATCCATTCGACCACTGTTCTTGATGGTATGTTTCCGTTATGGGTTTTCAAATCTGACAATGCAATTTTAATAACATTAGTTTCGCCAGAACCATCACTCAGGCAAGACATTCTTACAACTACTTTTCTATTCCCCTGTTTTTCATCCCAATCGCCGTCAAGCATATTGGGAGGATACAGATATTCAACCATTGTTGCGTCAGCCATTTTGTACCCTCCTTATGCTTATCGTTCTTTAATTACACAAACATAGTCTATTGACATTGTTCTTGCTGAAGCAGAACCGTTCTGCACACCAAAAGTAGGTGTCATTGCAGCAGTTGGATATGTAAGGCTTGAACTTGATCCTTGCAGTTGATCGTTAAGATAATAATAAATCGTATCAACACCGTCCCAGTAGAAAGCAACCGTTACATAGGTACTGTCAACTAACGTAGCAAGTGCTGCATCTGCAAGGGTTGAAGCACTGGCAGCATAAACCTGAAAATCAAGATAATCATCACCATCATCAGATTTGAATAGTACAGCATCGACAGGGGCGGTTGTAGGTGTAGTATCTGCACTTTGAAGACCGATTATAAAATCACTGTCCCCGGTATCGGAAACATTAAACCTGGCCTTAAACCAAAGCTTCTTGGTAGATTCTAATGTGAATATTTCAGATGCGGTTGATACGTTATCTGTGGCTTTCCATTGAAAAAACGTGGAATCGTTATCAGCATTGGCAGGATAGAAAGCAAGCACACCACCAGTTGCGTCACTTATTGTTTCCGTACCGGCTGTTGCTCCTGCATGAATACGAGTGATAAACCAATCGCCGGGATTGAATTTGTTGAAATCGTCCATGAACATATGGACGGAAGTGGGGTCAGGAACTATAAGCTGACCCATAGGGTTTTGACTACTTACGTTTGTTACGCCTTTTGCGTACCTTTGTGGACTTGACATCTTTTACATCTCCTTTTAACGGTTCTTCTTGAACCGCCCCTTCGGGCGTATCAAGGAGTTGTTTTGTTATATCGGGTTTATAATATTTTTCGAGCAGTCTTTTTAATGATTGTTTTTCCTGCTTTTCTAAAGCCTCTTTGTTCTTTTTTCCTAAGTCTTCCCTGTGGATAACCTTGAATTTTCTTGGATTATCCTTTTCAGGTACGACTTCAATCGGATATGGATAGCCATACATTTTACGACCTGAATCCTTTTGTGTGTCAAGTAAGGTTGAGTTTTGGGCTACCCTTATGTTTATGCCCCTTGACATTGCCTCCCTTAAATGGAACTCTACACACGCCCTGCCTTGTTCTGAAACGTGCTTATCAGGATATGTGTAATCAATTCCGTAAAGCTGAATTTCTTTTACACCTATTAATATTGCATAGGCAACTGCATACGCGGGGCCGGTATTGAAATATGATGTGCCTACACAGTTTATAACCTGTTCCAACGGATATTCTATTGTGTTTGGAAATTCTTCAGGATACGCTTTACAAGTAAAGATAGAACCCTTAAAGTTTTTAAGAGTTTCATACCACACATCCTGAACATGAATATTTTCCTTTGTTACATTGTTTTTCCATACACCCTGATTAACCGAGAACTCGGTCATCAAATCATCCATTCTGAATATTGCGTCACATTCTATTGCCGCACCCATTTTGTTTATTGCCCATACTTCGTCTGCTACTGCCTTTCTATTACCTACCTTGCACACATTAACTATATAGTCTAAGTGTGATACTCCTATGCCTACTATGGCTACTCTTTCTGGATTCATAAACGTCCTTTCTTATTTTTTAAGGAGGGGCTTTTACACCCCTCCCGTTACACTATCTTAGGTTACTGCTGTTGCTTGTGGCTGACCAAAAGCCTTGTTTCTAGTGGTTGAATCAACAATCATCATAACCGTGAACAGCTTTGCGCTATCCGGTACGGTTGTGAACGCAATGGTGCCTCTTACATCAGCATCACCATTTGAAGAACTTGGGGCTGCTGCTGTTGCGTGACCAGCTATGAGAGTATATCCACCAGTAGCAAGTCCATCAATCGTAAGCCCAAGAATCTTTCCTTTGTTTAAGATCATAAAGGGAAGACCAATTCTATTTCCAGAGCCGATGCTGATTGTTGAAGCCCACGCACCAGTTGTCTGTAACTTGGTAATTGTCTTAAAAGCCTTCTTACCACTTGTTACTGCCGAACCGGATACGGTAATTGTTTCAACCATATCATTCCCATATTCGTCAGTTCCATAGACATAAAGATTTTTTGCTTCTGCAACAGAAGCCGTAACAATAACATTTCTTGGTACGTCAAAAGTTACAACAGAAGCAAGGGCAGAAGAAACCAAAGCACCCTTGCAAACCGATGCTGTGTTGGTTAGCATATTGGTATATGCGCCCGTGGTTACATAGCTTGAAACAATACCATCTGCGTCATAAGAAGCTATGGCACCATACTGTTTAGCGTGGATGTTGGTAATTTCAGTACCCCTGCGACCATCAGGAGAAGCCCCATCCATAAAGGCATTGCCCCTGTAAAGCTCATCGGCATGAGATATTGTGTGTCTTGTAGTCATAAATTACATCCTCCTTTGAAGGACATGGGGATGTTCCCATCCCCACATAAATTATTAAGCACCTGGAGAGCCGAACACTCCAAGCGGGTCAGACCATCCAAAGCTATAATAATCGTAAGAACTTGCCTTGGCATTCTTGGTATCAAAATCATTGTCCTGTTCTAAATCAATCTTGTGACGTTGATAATGTTTCATCCCGTCTGGCACGTTGGTGCGGATAAAAATAGCATCCGCATCTGAAAAATAATGATTTAGTTTAATCCCGCCGGGCAACTGCCCGGTAGCCTTTATCGCATTAATGGTATTATCAGCAGTATGAACCTGAAGAGTTGTCTTCATTATTCTATTGGCTTCAAAATAAAGCTGCCTTGGAATATGAAGGCTTTCGCCCATAAGACCGATTTCAAGACCATCATTGTTCTGCGCTCCCATAATCATAATTAACAAATCTTCTATTGAATTTTCTGACAAGTCAGCAGCAGGAGCAAGTATATTACTCTGGTTGCCAACAGAAGACGGATGGGAAGCAGAGACTAAACATACCCCATCACCACCAAGATAACTACCACTAAAGGCCCTGTTATACACATTTGCAGCGACCTTTTCTTTTGTCTGCCTCATGGAAAACCCAAGGGATTTTGATCTTGAGTTTGCGATTTTAGCATAGAGGTTGTTAAGCCTTTCCTCAAAAGTTACAATGAATCCAAGAGAATAAGCAACGTGTGTGTATCTTGATGTGTAAAGTTGATTATGACTCGCATAGGTTGTAGCAGCGCCTTCACGCTTTACGTTTGCAAGCGGAAAGCCGGAAGTTTTAACATCTTCTTCCCACGCTTGGCTAGAGGTCATTGTTTCGAACAGATCCTTATATTCTTCGGGATGTTCGCCATAGCCGACTCCGAACCAGGCTTTTACTCCCGGCCACAGAGCTTTTGGATGATTTCCAGTTGTTATTACACCAGGCATATTGTTACCTCCTATTCCTTATGCAGCAGTAACGCCCAGGTAAAGACCTGTAGCATTATAGCAAGTGTTAATAAGGACATCCCAAACCGCATAGTCATCAAGTTCGTTATCGGGGATGTCTGACAATCCAAGGATTAAGAGGGGATGTGCCTGAGTAGCGCCAGGTGTAGAAGCATCAAGAACAAAAGCAGAAAGACCTGAATAGGTATTTCCACTACCAGCAGCCATTTCAGCATTCTGATAGGTAAATACCGGAGCTGGCGTTCCTGTTCCATTATCTCTAATCTGGAAAATAATGTTAGGTGTTGCTACAACAACATTAGCCCATCTTGCTTGGGATGCAGGCCGATATTGCTGTGTAAGGTTATCTTGGTTTGGTTCAAAACTGGTTATTACACCATTTACAATAAGACCAGTTGTTCCGGCATGTGTTTCAATCGTCATGTGTTTGGCAGTAGCGTCTTTTTTGGAAAGAGTTGTGCCCCCAAACATTATGGGATCGCCAACAAAAAGGGCAGTAGCATAAGACGCTGAACAATAACATCTTATTGTCTGCCCATTCCAAGGCGAACCATCTATATGCCTTACGGGTCGTAACCCGAATGGCGCATTAGGATTCGACATATTAAAAACTCCTTTATGTTAATTATAAAATTATGGATTTTCCGTGTTATTATTCCAAATCTTAATACCATCACGGCTGTATCGTTTGTCGTTTGCTGCTTGCTCAAGTGTGCCTCCCTTGATTTTTCGGTCTATCTCATCGACTGCTTTCTGTTTTAATTTCTGGTCTTCATCATAGAACTCATTCGGGATTCTCATAAGAACGCCTTTAATTTCAGAGCCATTCTCATTTGTACCTACTGCGCTATGATCTTGATTTTCTACTATCTCATATCCTGCCCTCAAAGCTCTTTGTATTCTTCCGGGTTCAACTGTCCAGTTGTCGTTGAATATTCTATATGAATACCCATCATTTTCAGGTATGTTCCATTTACGTTCTTTTATGCCGAAAGGGATGCGTTTTTTACGGTCTTCGGGATTGATGTCCACTCTTTCCCGAACTTTATGCGATCTCATGTGGCCAGTTATTGCAGCTTTTCTATGTGGGCCTGTAAATTCCCTTCCGCATTCTTCGCATATTTCTTTTTCTTCTTTAATTATATTTTCAGGCACTTTTGTTTGTTCTGTGTTAATCTCATCCATTATTATTCTCCCTCAAAATAATCTCTTAGATATTTCTCTTTTGTATAACCTTGGATAGTTCCCATTAGCGAAGAGCATTGTTCTTTCGCGTCTTTCGGCAAATCGTTCCATGTCTTCCCTTTTTTGCTTTGCATAGTGTCAGAACCTCTTGTGCCCGGTTCATCTACGCCAGAAGATATATTTCCAGCACCATTAAATTTTTCAGGAAACATTGTTTTAACCCTTTTCTTAACTTCTTCGCAAAACTGATAAGGTGTAAAGTTGTGCCCTGATTTGCCCATTTTTTCAGCTATAATGTCTGTGTATTCAGTAAGGTCTTTATCGTTACCATACCAGTGAGCATTTTCTTCCTGCCATTTCAAGACACCAGGGTCTATGGCTTGAATCGGAGACTCATCGATCTCAATCTTTTCTGGTATTGGAATTTTGCTTTCTTCAGCTTCAAGTTGTTTATACTTATCAACATCCCCAAGCTCAACCGCATCGGACTTTAACCTTCTTATGGTGTTGATACGGTCATTATAGGCATCCTCTGTATATTTGCCGTGTATCTTAATCATCTTCTTGGAAAGGTCTTTCTGCTCTTGAAGTTCTTTGGAAAGATTTAAAAGTTTATCCTCCAACTTCTTGTTTTGTGATTTTAATATCGGCATTACCGTATCCGCACGTTTTACAAACTCGTCTGCTGAAATCCATCTTTCCTTGTCACCCTTGAAACCATCAAGAGGAACCCAACCCTGAAGCTTTGCACGTTCCTCAATCTTAGGATCAACTTTTGGGACATCTTCCATTACATCTTCCTGTACCGATTCCAAGTTTTCTGGTTCCATATTAATCCTCCCTTATAACGGCAACAATATCTTTATCTTTGCACAACCTGTATTTGCCAACGATCACCCGATCTTCTTTGTGTTGAATCACGGTTCCGGCATATTTCTTGAAAATTACTTTCTCTCCTACTTCCGGGATAGTTCCGTTCCAGTCTTCAAAGGCCATATCGCTTTTTGATATTAAGGTTCCTCTGTCATGTGAAAGCTGTTCCCGTTCAAGGACTGTTTCTGGCAAAAACAATCCACCAGAAGACCTATCCTCAACCTCATCTACTTGAATTAAAACTCCAAACTCAACTGGCTTTAGTGCCTCAATTTTCATACGTCCCCCATTAACTCTTTGAATGTCATTTCTTTTAAATCCTGAATTTCCTTATATCTTCCAACCGTTTCATCATATGTTGATACATCGCCCCTTGCAGCTCCATTTCCAAGTCCATGAGCGATTCTGTTCTGTCTTTCTTTTAACATAGCAGCAACCTCCATTCCTACGGGGGAAGCCCACCAGTTTTTATAATCTTCTTCAGTTATCATTTGCTTGGCGCCTTTGGTTTTGCTTGCTGGTTTTTAGCCGACATGGAAATCAAAGCCTGTGCCTGTATCTTGTATTCTTCAAGCTGTGGCCCCAATTCCTTTGCCTCTGCTTCAGCAAGATTCTTAATAATCTCTGAGTGCATCTTTGCCATTTCCATAGCGTATTTAGCCATTTCAAATTCAAACTTTGATCGTTCAAGATCAATCTTTTCTGACTCAAGCACAAGTTTAGGATCGGGAGGTGGTGGCTGAACCTGAAGCACAGGGCCAATATCAGGTATCTGTAGCGCCTCAATATATCGTTTCTTTATCTCCATATCGTTAAAACCCTGTCCTAACATCGACATAAGGGCTTGGGCCTTGATAAGCTTCTGAGTATTAGTTACGTCTTCAGGACTTGCTACCGGTATAATATCGCAATTTTCTTTATTATAGTCTGCTTTTAATACTTGTTGATTAACATCCGGTCTATCAAGGATTCTAAAATAATATTCAAGAGGAAGATAATCAGTGTTAAGTTCATATATAAGTTTAAATTCCTTTCCGAAAGCTCTATGGATTCTCTTGTGAATAGCAGAGAAAACCTTCATTCCCTGTTCTATTCTTGCGAGACTTGTTGTTGCGGGTTCGTTATGGATTGTCTGTTCACCCATCATTAAGTCGGTTACAGAGCTTAATTTCTCGCCAGCATTCACCATAAAACCAAGCAAGTTGAACAATACGGAAGACGGTTCACCCTTTGGTAATGGAACTATGTTTTTCCTTAGATCGTCTCCACTGCTGGGAACAGGCAACCATTCGTTAATCTTTAACTGAATTGCTCCTCCACCACGACCACGGCCAAGATTAAGTCCTTTCCCAAGAAAACCACCTTGGCAATTTGAGATTGTACCGGCATCTGTTAATTGGTTTATTGAGGTATTAACGCTTTCATTTATCGGTGTTAAAAGACTGCCAAAACCCCAATCGTATATCGAACCATCCGGAGAAGGCATGAAAGGGAATTTAGTGTAATAGCTCTTAGCCTTTATCCTTATAATTTTATTATTGTTCTTCTCAATATCCACCGGCTGAAACCTTGGGTATATTCTAACAACTTTTTTTGTGTCATAATGAATATTTAATATATACGGTTCTTTATAACCGTCGTTATCAAGATCAAGCCAAGTGTGTTGTTCAAGGAAAAGATGCGGCCTGTAATCATCATTTATATTATATTGTTCATCTTCGTCCTTTGTTTTCACAGGCTGGCCTAAATCAAAATCGATAAAATAATCGCTTCTTATCCGTTCGACTATTTCGTTAGGATAAAGATTATACTTTTCTGTTATTCTCGGAACTGTTGTCATGTTTTTAGCTTTATAGTGCATAACAATATCTGCTGGATTATTAAAAAAGGATACGTTTCTTTTATGAAGTGAAGAGTAGAATGTTTTTTTAAAGCAGCACCCAAGAATAGGAATAACTGTTAAAAGCCTGTCTGATTCCTCTTCCCACTCGTCCATTTCCTCATTTAGCTGATAATTCATGTGGGTACTAACTCTTGAGGCTGCGGAAGCTTTTAGTCCTTGCGGATCATCCCCGATAACCTTGCCCTTTACAATGTCCCATCCTGGTATTAGGTTTGGATATGCTCTCGAAGCAAATTGAATTGAAGCTATCGAAAGGAGTGGATACATTATATTTGATGCGTTTGCAAACGGGAAGTCTTTCTTCTCATAAAGCTGCATCGCAAGTTTCATGCCCTGCTTATTACGAGTTTTCCACTCTTCCCTGCTTTCATCATCGCTTTCGTACCCAACAACAGCATCTTCAGATATTTTGTTGAGTTCTAATTCATCAAGCAATGTAGCTATGTTTTTAGTATCAAATATTTTTATAAGATCTCTCATGTAAATCTCCGGGCAAAAAAAAGAGGGCAAAATACAGTGAATATGGCACCATATTTGCCCTCTTTTAATTCGGTTAGAACCGTCTTCCGGGGATCAACCGGAATTAGCCCAAAAGTTATTATTTAATATTTATATCAATATCCTGTGTGCTGATTCCTAGTGTTTGTTCTGTCGTTAACTAAGTATTCCTTATAAAAACTATCACTTGGGTCTTCATACTTAGTGTCGAGTAAAAGTATGCGGTATAGATTTTCGCACATATGATCGTCTTTGTCAAGAGGTTTGTTGGTGTCTTTATCCCAAAGGTAACCTTCCATCTCATAAATTGTACGAACAAGTTCGTCAAAAAAGAATATCGAAGGTTTTTTGTTTGGCCCCACGAGATGATCTTTTACTTCAAGAATACCATCATCCTTGTCTTTAGACGCAACCTCTAAGTTATAACCATATAATGACAATATGTCATATATTTTTTGAAATGTTGTTTTGTCGTTATTACTGTCACCCTTGGACAACGGATCAATTATTATTTTGTTTACCCGATAATTATTATGGTTTATCTTTTTTATTATCTGTTCTGCAACCCACGTTCCGTCACCATGATCCCATATTTCATTACAACAATATCTGTCGTTTCTTGGATCGGTTGCAATAAATAAAACGGCCTGTTTTTCTCTTGGGTGAATATCAATTCCAATATCAACCATCCAGTTTAAAGGAACTTCAAAACTCCCAACTATATGTTGTCTTCTGTCAAAATCCGGATATACAAGACCGGACATATATTCAGGAATGCCTTCTATTCGAGCACTTCTTTCAGAATCCGAAAGCTTATTTGAAAATTCCTCAACACCTTCTTTTGTAATACCGTATCCTACATTGTCATATGATGTACCATGAATCCAAAACACATCTTTTGCAGGCTTGCCTGAAGCATCAACCTTTTTTACGATTTCTCTATCAATCCAAGGGTCTGACAATAATGTTGCTGCAAATATCTCACGCCCCTTCCTGTCAACAAGCCCACGGGCATTGGCAACATAAATATCCCTATGGCATGGTTCATCATAAAGGATTAAATCACCAGACCATCCTTCATGCTCTTTTGTTTTCTGGTTATTAGACATGATTTCTATAGAGCTTCCGGTTTTCTCATCACGCCAATAAGTATCAGTTATTACACCATTACCATGTTTGTGTACTGGTCGACTCTTAGGCCACCATTTTTCAATTTCGGGGACTACAACCGCTTTTATATGATCCTGCCAGTTTTGTCCTACATAACGAATTTTTCTTGGTTTCTTATGAGGGAACAGGTGCGTTATGCTCTGGTTATTCCACAAGAACTTGCCGAACAAACAGGAAAGACCTAATATTGTTAGGATTGTTGTTTTGCCTAATCTGTTGCCACCGGACATGCCCAAGGTCTTATATGAAGAATCAAGGAAGGCTTCAATTAATTGCTGTTGTTTCGGGTTTGGGCCGGGATTCGGTGGGGTATCAAAGAACTCAAGCAGGTTATCTTCCTTGTGCTTATTAGCAGCCGTATAAACTTCTATAAGCCTGAGCTTTAGTTCCTTGGCTCTTAATTCAACTTTTCTTTTCTTTTCAGCTTTTGAAATTGTCATTTATATATTCCAGAATATCCCTACCGATTGCATTTATCTTACCAAGTCGTACCTCTTCAAGGATCATTAATGTATAATCTTCTTCTTTGTCCCATCTGAATTTCCAGTTCCGTTGCAGATTGTTTTCCAAGAATCTCGCGTTATTTGTACGGCCATCAATTAAAACTATTGTGCCTGGGATTAAGAGTGGTTCCATAAGCAATAGGTCGGCAGCCATTGGCATATTATATCCCCAATCATATACGCTTAATGGGTCTGGCCCATCAATGTAAATAAAATCAGGCAAAATAGATGGAAGGTTATCATATACATGGCAGAGCTTTCCGTTATATTCAAATCGCTTAGAGTCAAAACACCAAAAGAATATATCAGAATAACTCTCACATTCTGCTATCCATTTTTCGTTTGTATCAATCGAATGACATTCAAACATGTTCGGATTTCTAACTTCTGGCTTATTTTCTAAGGTGTCCCACTTTCTCTTGTTTTCCTTAAGTGCCTGCTCAATAACCAGCGTAGAATATCCGCAACCAAACTCAAGTACAGTTAAACAGAAATTGTCAACTATCAGATTATATAACCGTTCAAGATCGTCTTTCTGTGGAGGTAGTGATGGCTTTCCTTCATACATAAGTTTCGGTAATTTTGATATATCTATCATATCATTCCACCACTATACATACATTCTGCTAACTCAAGATCATCGGGATAGTCAATATCAACACCATATTTCCAAGGTATTTCAACCCCGGCTGATCTGCCAAAGAAATCATTGGTTCGCAAGAAATACTCTGTCCTGGTCATAATTAAGTTTCCAAGCGCATAATGTTCGGGCTGATCTTGTTTTGTCGTATCTTTCCGGCATTCAGGAAAAACGAAACTTACATATCCGTCCTTATAAAGCCGTTGATTATAAGCATGGTCTAAATGTTTAACTTTCCTTATCGTTTGTGCAGAATCTATTTCGTTATCATAGAATTTGTTCAGGCACTTTTCAATATCTTCAATCCTTATAAATGGTGATGTAGGTTGAAGAATGGCAAATATATCAAAGCCTGGATTATGTCCAAGAACATACCTTATAACCTTTTTTATAGAAGCACTCTCACCTTGACATAGTTTCTTAGGTCGAACTTGAACATATTCTGAATCCCCACTATTTATTATTTCGGTAATATTGGTTGATATTACTATATGGTCAAAACATAAGGATAATATAGCTTCGTCCAAAACCCATCTATATAAAGGCATTATGCTTAAAAACTCAGTATTCTTATTTTTTATTCCCTTACTGCCTGCTCTAGCAGGGATTATTCCAAGTACCTTCATAAAATACCTTTTGTGTTGAGAAATCGTTATTAAGTAATATATCTGCTATCTTATTGCCAGCATTACCATCACCATATGTGAAATCAGGTTCATATAGACCATGTGACATCTGTTTACTAATGGCTTCTTTTATATCATCTGTTTTGCATTCAACGGTTATTATATTTTTATGCTTTATACGATTATTTTGGCGGTTTCCGATATTTACAGATGGAACACCAAAAAAAGAGGATTCCCTTATTCCGGAACTTGAGTTTCCAACAATACACATAGCGTTTTTTAATAATTCCGCAAAGGTTTCAGTTGTAAAAGACAACCTTACTTTATTCTTATTGATCTGTACAGAATCTCTGTCAATATTAGAATCAATCCATACAACTTCGATGTTAAACGAATTTGTTGCGTTATTTATTACATCAATATCAATATCTTCCGATGGATGAACTATTTGCACAATATAAGGGTATGTTTTTTTATAAACCCCGTATTTTTTTAATAAATCAAAGCTTGTAGCTCCAACATTAAATACAGCATTTGGGTTCTCGCCAAGCCTAATAATTCTTTGCGTGGCATCTTTCCCACAGCAAAAATGTACGCTTGCAAGCTTAGTTATGGCATGTCTTATGCCCTCATCAAGATTTCCTGAAAGCTCCCCACCTTCTATATGGGCAATCTGAATACCCATATAATAAGCGATCATAGCAAATGGCAAACATTCAAATCTATCAGCTACAATAACCAAAATTTCAGGTTTTAATTCGCTTAATATCCTTTTAGCATCCTCTGATAATTGAACAGCACACAAGTCAATTGGTTCAAAAATATTAATCCGGTTTATATTACCAACAAACCCTATAGTTGGACACCCATCACTAATTATATATTGAAGCTTTGCTTTTCCTCGTAAATTTTCAATAATTGTTTTGGTTTTACCATAATTTCCTCTGGTTGTGATTAAAAAACAGATTTTTTTCAAAATCACCTCCAATTTACTGTAGGCTGTATGACTTTTTTGCTGATCCTGTCTTTGTATGGTATTAATTCAACTAACAATTCCCTGATTTCATCATTCAAAGCCCATTTTGGTTCAAATCCAAGCTTTTTTAAGTTTTCCTGTTTTGGATTGTATGACGGATTGTCAATTTCAACCCTGGGATTGGCAATATGCTCTGTTTTTACGTTTAATCCAAGTTCGTTCCCAATAGTTTCCACACGCTTCGCAAGCTCGTTCAACGATATTATCTTGGCAAACTGATTAAATATCCGGTATTCCCCCTGTTTCGGAGGGTTATGGATGGCAAGAGATAGACATTCGATAGAATCTTTTAGTGGCAGATATCCCCGAACCTGGTTACCTGTGCCATATATGGTCAGAGGAATACCGCAAACTGCTTGAGCGCAAAACCTATTGATTACAGTACCAAAATATTGATCGTAATCAAATCTTGTGGCTTTTCTCGCTGTGTCAATATCTGATGTTTTGGAACCGAATACCACCCCCTGCATAATATCGGTACACCTTAAACCCCAAATCTTGTTCACAAACTCAATACAGCAACTATCAAACACCTTGGATAAATGATAGAAAGAACCGGCTTGCTTCGGGAATGGCAATCCTTTTAAATCACCATCTTCAATAAAACCCTCCGGAATTGGGCAATCAGGATATCCAAATTCACCCAATGTGCCAAGCTTTAATAGATGAGTGTTAGGGCAATATTCCTTTATCAACCACAACAGGTTCATGGTTCCCATAACATTCTGATTTATGGTTTCAAGCGAATGCCCCATGTCACGCATACTGTAAGGGGCAGATGGCTGCTCGGCTAAATGAACAATACAGTCATAATCAGCCAGGAAATTAAGAAATCGCACAGATCCTTGCTCAATCGGAAGAATCTTATTGCGCCACCTCTTGTCAGATATTGGTATTAAAGAATTAGAATCTACCTTTAATACCCTTTCCCTTCGACTGTAATTATCAATACCATTAACATAATGACCCATGTTTAATAACCGCAAGCTTAAAGGCCAACCAATATAACCATCAGCACCTAATATTAATATCTTCATATTATTCAGCTATCCCACAATAACCACAATCTATATTGCTTCCAGGCCTCCATTTCATACATCTGGAAGCAATACAATTACAGGCCTGTGGAGTAAACTTTTCACCTCTGTTAGTGTAAATCGAGCCTGCCCATACCGCACCGGGTGGAACTATCACTATCCGAATATACGGACACCAGTGTGTTGTTGCTTCTTCTTCTGTAATCATAACGGCCTCCTTCCATCACTTCCTTTTAATGCCCATAACTCGTTCTTTCGTTCTGCCTCTGTGTAATGCCTGTTTCCATCACCTAACATTCTCTCAGATAATCTTATTAACTTCACCATACCCTTAAATTCATCACCAAATAAGGCGCCCGCACAATCCTGCCCGGTGCTCTCAAGTAACTTAATGTGCTTTTCAATTATCTTCGCACCTAAAGCAACCGCAAGCAAACAGTCAAGATAACCTACACAATGAGAACTATAACCGAAAGGGGTTTTTAATTTTTTTAAAAATAATAGGTCGGCGCTTTTCGGAGGGACTGGGTATTGAGTGACGCAATGGAGAAAAATAATATTCTTGCTTTCAAAAGTATCCGTTAAATATAAAATATCGTTTTCGTCCCTAAGTCCGGTGCTTATGAACACAGGCTTATTCATTCCAAGAATTTCATAAAACAAACCTACACCTCGCTCACCACTACCAACCTTGTAACAGGGAACCATTAGCGACTCTAAAAACTCCAAAGCACCCTTCGTATGCGGTGTGGCAAACCAGATAATACCTCTAACCTCAGCATATTCCCTTAATTGCTTGAAATCGTAATAACTCAATTCCTTACTCTTAAACCGATTATAAAGATCAACGTCCCGATCCCTTGAAACTAAATCCTCTGCCTTGTAAACCTGAAACTTTACAGCATCGGCACCAGCCTCTACAGCCAGATCTATTAGCTCAAATGCTTTTTTAGGATCACCTCCATGAGCTAATCCAGCCTCAGCTACAATAAAACACGGGCGATTACCACCTATCTCTCTTCCTGCTATCTTCATACTAATGCCTTTTTAATTTTTTCGTACTTGGGACGGGATACGACAGGCATCATAGTCTTCTATTTTTTGCCCCCCCCCGGTCGTCCAGTCT